GGCTGGGGTACGAACTCCACAACGCCAATTCAGTAGTTGCGTTCTTATTGAAACTGACGACAGTTTGGATAGTATTAATGCTACTGCCGCTAGTGTGGTCAAGTATGTAAGTCAAAAAGCAGGTATTGGTATTGGTGGAGGCAGCATTCGTGCTATTGGATCACCTATACGTAAAGGCGATGCGTATCACACAGGAATCATTCCTTTCTATAAGCATTTTCAATCAGCAGTAAAGTCATGTAGCCAAGGCGGTGTACGTGGCGGAGCAGCAACTATCTACTATCCAGTATGGCATTATGAAGTAGAAGACATGTTGGTGTTAAAGAATAACAAAGGCACAGAAGAGAACCGTGTGCGCCACATGGACTACGGTGTGCAGTTTAATAAGTTAATGTATGAAAGACTTATCACAGGCGGCGATATAACTCTTTTCTCGCCTGCAGATGTGCCAGGGCTGTACGAAGCGTTCTTTGCAGACCAAGACAAGTTCCGCGAACTGTATGAAACAGCAGAACGTAACACAAGACTACGCAAGAAAACAGTTAAAGCTAGTGACTTGTTTAGTGCGTTCATGGAAGAGCGCAAGAACACTGGTCGTATCTATTTGCAGAACGTAGACAATGCAAACGATCACGGCAGCTTCCTTCCAGAGCTTGCACCCATTAGACAATCAAACTTGTGCGCAGAGATTGACTTACCAACAAAACCACTAAAGGATCTAAATGACCCCGAAGGCGAGATTAGTCTATGCACACTCAGCGCAATCAACTGGGGCAATATCAAAACTCCAGCAGACTTTGAGCGTGTGTGTCGTTTAGCAGTACGTGGACTAGATGCACTACTAAGCTATCAGAACTATCCTATCCTAGCAGCACAGCTATCTACAGAGAAACGCCGTCCTTTAGGTGTTGGCATTATTAACTTTGCATACTGGTTGGCCAAGCACGACTTAACATATCAAAACATCGATGCAGATGGACTTGCACTTGTAGACGAATGGGCAGAAGCATGGAGTTACTACTTAATCAAAGCAAGTGCAGATCTTGCAACAGAGCTAGGTGCACCAAGTGGTAACATGGAAACAAAGTATGGACACGGTATTACACCTAACCAAACATACAAAAAAGACTTAGACGAATTGATTCCACATGTTGAGCGTATGGATTGGGATACACTTAGAGCACAGTTAAAAGACACAGGCATTCGTAACAGCACATTGATGGCACTTATGCCAAGTGAAACAAGTGCGCAGATTGCCAATGCTACAAACGGTATTGAACCGCCGCGCAGTTTGATTAGTGTTAAGCAATCAAAGCACGGTGTTCTAAAACAAGTTGTACCTGAGTATAAGCGTTTGAAAAACAAGTACGACTTGTTATGGGATCAACAGTCGCCAGAAGGTTACTTAAAGATCATGGCTGTACTACAGAAGTATATTGATCAAGGCATTAGTATTAACACAAGTTACAATCCAATCTTCTTTGATGACGAAAAGATTCCAATGAGTACAATGCTACAACACATGTTGATGTTCTACAAGTATGGTGGCAAACAGTTGTATTATTTTAATACCAATGACGGCCAAGGAGAACTTGATATTACCAAACTAATGGGCGCCCAGGCTTTGCCAGAACTAGAGCAAGCAACAATCGACGAAGATGATTGCGAAAGTTGCACAATATAAAACTTGACATGCTTGTAATAGTATGCTACAAACACAGAGAAACAACCATTAAGGAACACACACATGAGCGTTTTTAACACAGCAAACAAAGCAGACCACACTAAGGTCACTGCATTTTTAGATCCAACAGGTGGTCCAACTATTCAGCGTTATGATACGCTGAAGTATAAAAGTTTTGACAGTCTAACTGATAAACAGCTTGGATTCTTTTGGCGTCCTGAAGAAGTTGATATCTATCAAGATGCTAAAGACTTTAAAGCGCTCAGTGATCACGAACGTCATATCTTTACTAGTAACCTCAAGCGTCAGATCCTACTAGACAGTGTACAAGGTCGTGCTCCAGTAGAAGCATTTGCTCCTATTGTAAGTTTGCCAGAGATTGAAAACTGGATCCAAACATGGACATTCTCAGAGACTATTCACTCACGTAGCTACACACATATTATTCGCAACGTATACAGCAACCCAAGTAAAATCTTTGACGAGATGATGGACATTGATGAGATTGTAGATTGTGCTGGAGATATTTCAAAGTATTACGACGACTTGATTGAGATGAGCAGTTGGTACAACTTGTTAGGCGAAGGCAAGCATAAAGTTAACGGTAAGACTATTAACGTTGATCTTTATGAACTAAAGAAACTACTATGGCTTACACTAATGAGTGTTAACATTCTCGAAGGTGTTCGTTTCTATGTGAGTTTTGCATGTAGTTGGGCGTTTGCTGAAATGAAACAAATGGAAGGCAATGCCAAGATCATTAAGTTGATTGCACGTGACGAGAACTTGCACCTAGCAAGTACACAAATGTTGTTGAAGATTCTTAAAACAGATGATCCTGTGTTTGAACAGATTGCAAAAGAAACAGAACAAGAATGTATTGATATGTTTGTTGATGCAGTTGATCAAGAAAAAGCCTGGGCAGAGTATTTGTTCAAAGACGGATCGATGATTGGACTTAACACAGCACTACTGAGTGATTACATTGAATGGATTTGCACACGCAGAATGACCAATGTTAATCTAAAGTCACCATACAGTGTAAAAAGCAATCCTCTACCATGGACACAGAAATGGATCTCAGGTGCTGATGTGCAAGTGGCTCCACAAGAAACAGAGATTACAAGTTATGTATCAGGTGGCACAAAACAAGATGTAAGCACAGATACCTTCAAAGGATTTAGTTTATGATTGAGATTTACGGTAAAGCACAATGCCCGTTTTGCGATAAGGCAAAGGCATTGTGCGAACAACGACAATACAACTTTAAATACTATCAACTCGGTGTAGATTTTACACGTGAAGAAGTGCTGGAAATGTTTCCTGGCGCCCGCACCTTTCCGCAAATCAAAATAGGCGGCAATAACATTGGCGGTTGGGATAAGTTTCCACAGTATTTAGAAGAAACAGGTTATAACGGAACAGGACACACATTATGATTATCGAAGCACCATATAAAGCAACAGATACAGTAACTATTAGAACTACAGCAGGCGAAGAGATTGTAGGTAGATTTGTAGAAGAAGATGGTAACCATATTAAAATAACCAAGCCGTTGGCACTACAAGCAACTCAGCAAGGCATTGGACTAGGTCCTTGGGTGTTTACAGTAGATCCTGCCAGCACCATTAAACTAAATAAAAGTGCAATAGTATTTGTACACAAGACAGAAAAAGATATGGCCAGTCAGTATGTACAAGCAACAACAGGATTAGCAGTAGCTTAGGAGTATAGATGCCAGGAGTAGCTTGGAAAGATGGTAGTAGTTCGGTAGCATGTACCGATGGTGTTAGAGGATCGGTTTGTCGAACAGTAACTAGAGGAGATCCTCCGGTAACTGTACCTGTTGCGTGGAACTGGAATGTAGATACTACACAATCTAGTAATGCCGGCAGCGGGAATGTATTTGCTAATGGCATAGGTGTTGTTAGAAAAGACGATGTTATGAAAAGTCATCCGCACGGAGATCCTTGTACAGCAAGTCCTGTAAATCATTCGCCGCCACTGGATACTTATTCTCCAAATGTTTATGCCAATGGCAAACCAATAGGTCGAATAGGTGATCATTATGATGGTGACGGCACCTCTCAAACACACCAAATAACCTCCGGTAGTTCTAACGTTTTTGCCAACTAATATGATTAGGACTTGACAGTCTGTTTACCTTGTGTTAATATAAAACATAACAAAGGCAAATAGAAAGAGGCACTTATGGAAAAGATTATTGTAACAGACTGCGATGGCGTACTACTCAACTGGGAGTATGCTTTCTGCGCTTGGATGACACAACATGGTTATACTGAAATCGAAGATGGCAACAAAGAATACAATATTGGTAAACGATTTGGTATTACATTAGAAGAGGCTATCAAGCAAGTTGTAATCTTTAACGAAAGTGCAGCAATGGCATTCCTGCCAGCACTACGTGATGCACGTTATTATGTCAAACGACTACACGAAGAGCATGGTTATGTGTTTCATTGTATTACAAGTATGAGCCTTGATCCTAATGCTAAAAAGCTACGTCAAATGAACTTGGACAAGTTGTTTGGGTCAACCGCGTTTCCAGTACTAGAGTGTTTGGATACAGGTGCAGACAAAGAGGAAGCACTTGAAAAATATCGTGACACTGGTTATTATTGGATTGAAGACAAGTTTTCAAATGCAGTTGCAGGCCAAGCAGTAGGTATGCGTCCTATCTTGATCGAACACGGTTGGAACATGCACGAAGTTGTACCAGATGGTATGAAGAAAGTTGTTGACTGGAAAGAGCTTTATGGACACATTGTAGGTGACTGAGTTGAGTGAAATACATGACGCAATGAAAGTTGCCTTTGCAACTTATGTTAAGGAATCAGAGAAGTTTGAACAAGAAGGTGTGAAAGTAAGTGCTGTTCGTGCTCGACAAGCTCTCAATGATTTAAAAACATTAATAACAGAGCGTCGAAAAGAAATACAAGATCAAAAGTTAAAAACATGAGCGAAAAACAATACCTACATAATATTGCTGACAAAGTTTCCTTGTATGTGCAAGCAAAGCAAAATGCCATTGAATTCCTAGTAAAGAACGAAATAAAAGATCGCAACAGCATTCAGAACTGTTTGATTATGAGTCAAATATGGACGGCTGCACAGATAGATGATACTATCACAATAAATGATATTATGATATATCTTGGCAACAACGATCCGTCTGACGACGATCTTGACATGAAAGAAGTTGTGCTAGATGATGAAATGAAACATCTTACCCTTAATGAAATATTAGAAGTGGCTCTAGATTCAGATGATGGTATTTAATATTGGTTGTGCAACCATTAGTGTATGTGAAGATACTGCAAAATGTGCAGTAGATAATATACAACACAATGATGTAATAAAGGTTGCTGAGTTCTGTGACAAAAATAACTATGTAGTAGATGTAGTGTATGGAGATGCAGCAGAAGAGTTGATTTACTACACATTAGGTACTGAGTTAAATCAACAAGAGCTTGAAAAATATATACAAAAAGAGTTATGTTAACGTCAACATTTTGTAAACAAGTAAATACAATATGACAGCAAAAGAGTTTAAATGGGCCAACGAGTTACACTGGATGGTCAAAGGACATCTTATCCCGCAAGAGTGGGCCAGAGATGAACAACAAGTAAAATCAATGGAAAACAGTTATTTCAAGCGCCTATGGGGAAACCACGAGTCGCAATATCGTAAAGACGGATTCGAAACCGCATGGGAGCAAAGATATGGTAACCTCGAAGATAGCGCAACTTAGCGAAACAGATTTAGATTATTTAGACCAACTACTACACAAAGAATTCTCAAAGCAGTGCAACAACAGCACACAATGGAAAACAAAGAACGGTAGCAACTATCCATATGACACCTCCAAGCAACTGGTAAGACTTATGGATGCTGTTCGCAGTCAAAAAAAGATCTTGACAATGCCCAAATGGTAAGTTATATTAGTGTTGTAACAAT